TAAAATCTGCTAGAGCGCCACTACTGGTTGATTTATTTTTCCCCCAACCATTTTTACCTGTCATTACAAATTGACCGTCTGGTTCACGTCCCCAAAACAATGTTGGATTACCGTCCCATTTAATGCTGACATCTTTTGAATCTTGACCTAGTCGTGTGAGTATCTCTGCGGCTTTGAGTGCGCCCTTGCTACCTTCAAATGTAACTAGATCTTCTAAGTGATTATATTCTCTACCTTTTTGTGTAGCTTCTGTTAAAAACTGATTGGCTCTCATTAGTCAAGTTCTTTCCAATTTGGATCATTGCGAAGATCAGCAAGTAGTGCATCGCCTGCTTCTTTACCCAATGCGGCTAGTATTTGCTCCACACTGCCAATGTCTTTTCCTGTGGCATTTGGGCCTAGTAGTGTACGTGCTACTTCGTCAATGTTGTTGGTTATTAGGTCTGCTTTTTTACCGTTAGCATCTCTGTTGAATAATCCTTGGTAAGGTGACCATAACATATTTTTGCTCTTAGCAATATTTGCTAGTGCAATCTGTTTGTTTACGCCTTTCCACTTTGAACCTTGTGGAATACTGTGTGTATGAAACTTTGCAGCATTATCAGCATTTGGTACAACCATAATATCTACTTGGTGTGTGTTGTCACCTACAGGTATTTCGATATGTACACTGGTGCCACTTTGCCCAGTATTAAGTCCTGCTAAATCAAATACTTGACGTAGCTTTTGTCTAATAACTTTGTCTGGTTGATCTTCCATATTGAAATGTTGTTTAAGTTGTTCTACATCAACAATCATATCCAAGTCTCCGCTTACTTTGCCTGGAGTTGGAGTTGCGCCACTTCCAATTGGAATAGCAGTACTGCCAGTTTTTTGTAATACACTGTTTACAGTTTTCATAATTTGAGGAATTATTTTGTGATCGAAGCTCACACTATCAGGGAATATATTGCCGCCTTCTTTAATAGGAGCATTATCAAATAAACTTCTTTGTCTTATTCTTTTAAGTCGGCTTCCACGTTTTTTACGTTTCTTAGTTCCGCCTAGTATGTCTGCTATCTTCATTTACTTTACCAATTCCTCTTTGAAACTTACGTGGATCTTTGGTTCTTATGCTGTTAATCAAACGCTTGTTTAAATCTGCGGCTGTTTCAACATCAAAACTTTCATTGATCAAATTGATCAAGTTTATCGCTGTAACAATCACTTGTTGTGCATTTGACTCAACAATATGCTTTTTGTCACTTTTTGGTGACATAGCATTAATTTCTTCCAATAATGATCTTGTTTTACGCTTCATCTTAGTAGTATTTAGTAAATATTGTTGCTGGAGCATTGGTGACAAGCACTTATGGCAGTTGCAGAGAAATTGATTCTCAACATAGGACCAACCATTAAAAATAAGAGCAAATCATCAATGGCAATGCAAACACACAACACAGGCTCAAATAGGCTCATATTAATGACTCAACTTATACACCGTGTTTGCTGTTCGGAATCATATAATAGATATAGATAAGGTCGACTGCACCTTTGCTTCAGCACATATCATACTCAAAGTTTTGACAGGTGCTGTGCTTGGCTACAAACCTAGCACCATTCTTTATATGAAAATTCCTTGCCATATCTGTTAGCGGACTTAGTGTAACAAATCTTTTAACCCAAGGCCGTTGATGTTTGATTCGCTCTGCTACTCCATTTACTATTTCCCTTCCTGCTCCTCGCTGATAACTCCATACAGTATAAAATACTGCACATTTCAATCCTACCCACTTCATATCTGTTTCGCTAGTAGGCATTTCGTCCATGTATGCTACACATATACATGCAGCAATCTCTCCGTCACGTTCCAACACATACACTTCTCTGCCGCTACGTGTACGCCATTCTTTGCTAATGTGTGGTCTAACCGGGTCGTTCTTAATGTGTTCTAGTTCTTGTTCAGTTGCTAATCTGATCACTCGCTTTTCCTCAATAAACTTTTTAATCTGTCTGTAGCATCAACTTGTGGATTGGCGTCCATGTTATTCTCTGTAACACTTTCACCTGCTGGTGCTACACTGCTTTTTGTTTTTAGTTTTTGATAGATGCTGGTTACTGCACCTTCATCTTCTTGATCGTCTGGATCCAAGTCTTCAATTTTCAAACTGTCCATATTGAACTTGAGATCTAGTTTACTTCCAACACCACTACTACTACGTGTTTTCATAAACTGTATTTGTACTCTGCCACGCTCTCGCATAGCTCTACTGCTGAAAATACCTATTAGGTTGTCTGCTGTGTTAATCTTACTAATACCGCCTGCAATGTGACTGTGGTCAAATTCAATCTCATCAACTGCACTACGATTCAACTGTGAAGCTGTAATAAACAATATACCAAGTTCAGTTGCCAAGTTACGCAATTCTTCACTAACAAATTTATCTTTAATAAATTGATCGCTTGGGTTAACTTTAACTGTGACTGGCATCATAAGATCCAAATAGTCAACTAGTAGTGCATCAACATGCAAATTGTGTTGTATCTGATATTCTCTCATGTATGCTTTGATGTCGTTAACAGTAGTACCATTCTTCATTTGTATTACTTGTAGTCTGCCTGCCTTCTTACTGGCCATCTTAACACGCAATTCTACATCACTGCTATTTTTCATAACGTCTTTGGTGCTCATACCTGTAAGCATAGCATCCAATCTCATAGCACACAGTTCTTCACTAAGTTCCAAACTGATGTACACAACGTTCTTGCCTTGCAACGCCCAGTTTAGTGCTAAGTTCTGCATAAACAAACTCTTACCACTACCACTACCACCTGCAAAGATGTTTAGCTCGCCTGGATTAAATCCGCCATACAATACTCTATCAAATGTCTCCCAGCCACTACTATTTTGTCCTCTGTTGTCTTTGATGCTTTGTATGCGTCCTGCAGGATCATCCCAATAGTTTGTACCAAAGTTTTTAGCAAGTCCAATCTCTGTTGCTTCTTTGATGATTCCTTCTACTGTACCGTACTCTTTGTTCTCTAACATATCAGCACTTTTTAGAATTGCTGCTTCCAACGCTTTGTGTCTACAAAACTGTTCAAAGTTATCCATAAACCAATTTTTATGTTCTGTGGTTAGTTTGTCTTTTACATCAGATATTTCAACACCAGCTACACCTTTAACTTGCTCTAGCATGGGAACATCGTTGTATTCATCTGCATGCTTTTGTATAAAGTCTACTGTGTCTCTGAATTGTCTATCAAAGTAACTGCTTTCTAAGATAGCATTACACCGCACAAAAAGATCCTTGTCTGCCAACAAGAACTCTAAATATAGTTGTTGTAATTCTGCGCTGTAATCTTCACTCATTAATTTCCCCTTGCAACTTCTTTGTAATATACTCTTCTCTGGTATATATCATAATCCAGCTGTTGGATTTTTTTGGTACAGCGCCTTGGCTATCCATTTTTATAGCGTATTCCCAATAGTTTGTCAACCAAATTCGTTGATTGGTTATATCACTGCGTTGGGGCCACCAAGCAAATCGTTGGGTCCATTCTGCTTCCAAGTTTGCATAAACTCCAATTGGTTTCATGTTTGCCGCCCGTCTGTAAAATTCATTATCCCTAATGTTGTAATCATCTACAACGGGATTTCGCAAGTATTTTGATCTTTGTACTCGATGTCTCAACACTTTCTAATATACTCCTCAATGTAAATAATCTACCATAGCGTTCTACTGCATCGCTGGCATCTTTTATATCGTCATCCCATTCAGGAAATGCAACGTCCCACCCACGCTTTACCGCAACATTCACTGTATCCATTCCTGCTTTATCAAAGTCTGGCAATAGTACTATTTGTTTATCTAGATCTTCAATTATACTGCATTGAACATTACTAGGTGTGTTGCCTGCTAGTGCAACGCCGCCCACTTGTAGTGCATCTAACTGTCCCTCTGTTACTATAATTATGTCATGTTTCTTTTGTGCATCTAAATTGAACACAAAGTTTTTAGGACTTTTCAAATAGTATTTGGGCATGCCTTCTGGTCTACTATCTGGACACCACCGTGCAGTGTATCCAACTATGTTGCCTTGATGTCTAAACGGCAGTATAACCCTACTAGCAAAGTGCATGTGTGGGCTCCAATACCAGTCAGTATAAAAGTCTAATCCACGCTTCATAAGATATGTACATGCTAGTGCTAGCTTGTCCAACTGCTTGGAGTCTAGTGTGTCCAATGGATAATTGCCAATTGGATGTGCATCGGGTGGCAGTTCATCTGGATGCCATTCCACTGTGACTTTTTGTACACTCTCTTTGGGTATAAACTGTCCTGCAATATCATCTGCTTCTTCTTGTTTAAGCAGTTCAAAGTTAACACGCTGTATATCAGCTTCATCTACACCAAACGTTTTTAACAATTGTGTAAGTCTACCATTGATACGTTTACCTACACTCCAGCCAGTTTTAAATCCACAGTTAAAACAGTTGTATTGAAACTTATCATCATGGAACATAATGCCGCCACGCCCACGCTTGTCAGCACTGTGACCGCGAGTGTGACACATTGTACAGTTTCCACTGATCCACCCACTAGGTGTTTGCTTCCAGCCATAAGGCATGTGCTGACGGATAAAGTCCAATACTATCATGTTTTAATATTAACTTCTATAAACGACTTTGTCAAGTGTTCCTGTGTTGCTAGAATCTGGTGTATGAACCAATCTTACAAACTGATAGTTTCCATAAAAGTTATGATAAACCAATCCAGTTTTTGCACTCACTGTATAGCTTTGACTTGGCACATCAAAGTAATCAACTTCAGTTGGCTGTATGCTTAGTGTGGCTTGAAACTTGTACACACCTGTATAGTCTGTCATGTGTACCACCGCAGTTTGCAATCCTTGCTTGTTTGAGTTTTGTGCAGGGCCATCCATTTTACTGCCAACTCTATCATCACCGTCTATATTGAATGTTGCAACTGTGCTACTGTCTGTTATATTGAGTAGACTTTGGTCTCTAACATCTACTACAAACGTAAGACGCATGTTACGATCACTAGTACCGCCGTAATTTCCAGCCTGGTCAGTAATGTTATAAGTAACTATGAGATCGTGTAGTTTAGCATCCAATAGGAATGTTTCTTCGTGATCCAAATGGAGAACCAACTTACCTGCATCATAGTCGATGGGATTCATATTCTTTTGAAGAACTTGAGCACCGTTTGCTCTATTAACAATAGTTGCAACATATGTTTTATTGTGTATAGCTTGTCTTTTATTGTCCGTGTCTTTTACAAAAAAGTCAATGTCAATGTTAAGACCTCTATAAACAACTAAAGGCTTATGATTGTCTGGGCCATAATATGTAGTGCCTCTGCGTTCTGGGATAAGAATCTCAGATCTTTGGTTATATTGATATATTGTTGCTTGATACATGTGTATATTCTCCACTACTATTTATTTGAATAAGTAATTACAATGAACAACGTACCAAAGAAATATCAAGATTTGTTAGATAAATTTCCTTTTTTGACACTGGTCAAATACGGAGGTAACGAGTATGTGGGTATAATTCAAAACATGGATAACAATTTAGTTAGCATGTACAATTATGAAAACATCAAAGAACTCGTAGACAGACAAGATTTTTTAGAACTTGGTGAAGAATGGTGGTGGGGAACCAATCGAATGATTCCTATCAACATTATATTCAAACAAGCATTTGAAAAATATCGTGTGTGTCTAATTACCTTTAGTATTAAAGACTTTGAAATACTACACGGGCCTTGCATTAGTTTAAGCAACATAATGCAAAAACGTGTTAAACGAAGAAATATTCAACTTGTGCGCAAGATGTGATTCTTTTGGGGATCAATTGTACGCAATCTTCTAGCAGTAGTTTTTTCAGCTGCATGCAATAGCAAACCTCTTCTAATGCTATCACTGTGATTAGGCATACTACTATGCATGACTCGAGGATGCCAGCACACAAAACTTCCAGCCGGTGCCAGGTGTTGTTTGTAATTGTCCATAAAAAATAAATCAAAATGACTTTTATCTGCATACATGTTTTGATAATAGTCGTAGATGTACTTGTGTGTACCTGGCACATATCCAGTAGCGCCATTGTCCGGAGTAAAGTCGCACAACATTACCATAAATTGCAAACCTAGTAAACCTTCTGTGTACTTAAACTCTTTGAATCTATAAGGTGTATCAATGTGTGGTCTAATAAAATTCATACCTGGGTATAGTGAAATAAAATCACACATATACCATTCCCAATTGTTTTCTCCAAATGCAGCATCTGCACATTTACCTAGTTCAGGTTTAATAACATTATCAATAAAATGATTACCTTTGGGTTCATCTGTCCAAAAGTATGCCCAATCAATTTCTTTGTGTGGATCTTTACCTTCAGCTACTTGTTCCTGTATTTGATTCCAACCATACCATTTTAAATCTCTGGTATGTCCTCTCTCGGGCACAAATGTACTTGCATATTCATTGAGCTCTTGAATACAATCTTTATCAAACGTATCGCTGTGAACTGTAAATCCTATATCATTAATTTCTTTTACAAATCTATTTTCATCCATGTTAATATCCTAATTGTTCACATATGAGATTCATATGTACGATAACAACCATAGCATAACTTAGTGCGTGTGCTTTCTTAAAATAGTAAGCCTTGTTATCGTTTACGGGTTTTACCCATACTTGATCCATTATCATCTGCCAGCCTTTGTCTTGTAAATGTCGTTTGGCTGGTCGTATAATTGCCAGTGTAGCCGCCAATTGCTGTACCGAAGTAGGCTTCAGTTGTTTTAATAGACTGTCGTGTCCGCTTAGATGAAATAGCTGATCTACGAAGTCTTTGTGTTCCAGAAGTTCCCATACTGGTTCCTTTTCCATTAAATGCTTTAGATGATCGTCGTTGTTTACGTCTTTGTATATGCTTAGATTAAGTAGATCCAATTTAAAGAATCCCATATCGTCAGCTTGTGTGTGATCAACAGTACACACATTTGTAAATGGATTGCTGGGTACTCTGTGAAAATAAACACCTGTATTGTGTTTTCTCTTCTTGAGCTTGGCTGGTACATTTTTAAATAATTCTAGTGCTTGACTTCTATCTGCAAAGTCAATATCAATATCAGGTAATCCCATCTATCATCTCCCGTACAAAGTTTGCATCATGTGGATTAAATTTTGTTTTCTTCCCCCAATGATCTGCATCAATGCTGTTTGCTATTCTCGCAAAACATTCATCTGGCATGTTGCTTAATGCTGTTTGCGCTCGTTTGCTATTCAACATAATCCATGGCGAAATCTTACCCATTTCACACCATTCAGCTATCAAGTATCCACTGGCATTTTCCCAGAATGTTGCAAAGTAATCTGTTTCAGCGGCATGCTCTACAAAACGTTCTAGCGCACGTTCTACACTTTCACGTTTACAATGATCCTGTACAAACAACAAATACATTTTATCAGTGGGCCAATCTTTGAGTTTGGCTTTGTTTTTAATTAGCCAGCGAGTAAATGCTTCTTGATCTATACAGCGTATGTTTAAACAATATGCACCAAACTTTACAAATGCTGTATAATACTGACTGTCAACAAAGTCCTTGTATTCTTTAGGCTTGCTTTGCATTTCAATTCTATAAAACAAATCATAACTACTAAAGCCTATCAAGACATCTTGATTAAGTTTACTTTGCCAACGTCTCTTCTTTTCACAACTGTGAGCTAGTAATGTGCCTTCACGTTGAAAGCTCTTCTTGCAATAATCACATGTGAATTTACCTTTTGTCAATCCTATACTTCCTACTGCATTTACTAGTTCTTCTGCTGTGGTCATTTTTTAAACAGCTCTTTTATTTGCTTTTTATCCATGCCCAATTCTTCTGCTACTGCTTTAAAGTCGTTGATGTCATTTGTACTTACCAGAAGTTCTAGCTCATCGTCATTGTATGTTGGATAAAGTTCTTGCAACCATTTGAGAAGTTTGCCTGCTTTGCCTTTGCGCTGTTTACTGGGAGGTATCCAAGGATGAAATTGATTCATACCTAAGCCTACACACTGCAACAGTTTGAATTGTAGTTCAGGATCTTTGCGCAATATATTATAATGCTTGTTCACTAGCTCATTTGTAAGTGCCAAATAATGATATTCAATATCTGGATTTTTAGTTTGCACTGCACTGGTATAGCGCATTAGCACAAAGATACCTAGTTTCTTTTTTTCTTCTTCCGTTAAACTATCCCACCACGCTCTGTCACGTTGATCAATAGCTCGCATTTCTTCTTTGATACTAAGTTTGCTCATTTACCATAATCCAAGTGTTCTTCCGTTACCAACTATTATAAAGCCACATGTACAAATATGCAAGACAATCCAGAAGGTTCTGAACCATAATGCTTTGTGTACATCATGTTGTGTAATTGGCAAAAACTCTGGCTTGTCCTCATCATTGACGCCAACTGGCATGCCAACTGTTCTACTCCATAGTTTTAACCAACGACGTTGTCCACTCATCCAAATACTGTCCATAAAATTAAAAGTATAATAGCCCAACCAAAAATACCTAATCCATTGTTACCTACGTGTCCTTTTGCTTTTGCGCAATCATAACAGTACCTGTATTTGGCAGGAACACGTTTATTACAAAAGAAAGCATCGCAAGTTTTTTTACTCATTACCACAAATCCTCTGTGCTTAATACATCTGGTATTTTATTTGTATCTTTTACAAAGTATGCACAAGGACTGTTGTCACTTTCCCCTAAGGGAACAGCAAGTATGTGTCCAAACTTTAGTTTAGGAAAATACCATTTGACTTCTTGATAGATGTTTATAATTTCTATTTCATCAAAGCTGGGTAAAAATCCTGTGAGTGGATTAAAAACAAAGGCTTTAAATCCTCTGTCATTGAGGCTGGTTACTGGCAATACTTCCGGATCGCCTACCATTGGATCACACACTACAAGACTCCAATCTAATGGAACCTTTACATGCCGTTTACCTATTTGCAGTACAGCCGCAGGTGCATTAAAACTTTCTAAAAATACCAATGGAACAAATATATAATCTGCTTCCTTTGGATTACTGTAGTCTAATACACAATAGCGTATGTCTTCAATCTCTTCTGGAATAAAATCTAAATCATATACTTGATTCTCTACTGTTAATATTCTAGTCATTTATAATCCACTTTCTCTATATGAAAGGGGTACTTGGCTTCTCGATAAAATTTCTTTCGCTCAGTCAAATGCCTCTTGCTAAATTTTGCACTGCTTGTTATATCCCATATCTGTACATGATCTTTGTCTTGTGCTTTACGTATACCTCTACCGATACTTTGTATTACCCTAACGAAACTTTTGCCAGGCTCCACAAGAACCAAGTTAAAAATACGAGGAATGTTAATACCCACGGCAGCCACACCATAGGTTGCAACGATAATTTTGTTGTCAACTTCACTAATTTCATCATATTGATCTTTCCTATTTTTGCTTTTCATTGAACCACTGACAAATACTGTATCGCCGCCAAGTCGTTCTACTAGTCCTTCTCCTGCACTAATACGATCTACCAGCACCAATGTATTACCACTTTGTGCCATTGTTTGTATTAGTCCACTCATATAATCTAGTCTGTTCTTATCTGTTGTAAGATAAGTTAATTCACTTTGGTAGTTGCCATAACTCACTGTGTCTTGTAGCTGTAGTACGTTTACTTCACATTGTGCTAGTACACCCATGTCTTGTAGTTCATGTGCGCTCAAACTATTAGTTACTTCTCCCAAGCTCACTTCCAAGCTCAAGCGTTCGTGTTCTGCTTTAGGTATCGTGCCTGTAAGCCCCCAGCGAATTGGAATATTGCTGAACGCTCCAGTAAGCAGTTTTTTCAGGACGTCTGCTTTGGCTTGATGAACTTCGTCCACCATAACACACACGACACCTTCTGCAAAATGGTGCAACCCTTCGTCCGCTAGTCCGTCACGGAATCTTTTTTCGAGAACGTTCAAACTCTGCCAAGTACATATGGTATGAGTTCTCCCTAAATCTTTTCTATCACCGAAGTAAACACCTACATCTAGTCCCAAATTGATATAGTCAGCTTCTGTTTGAGTGACTAAATCTTTGTTTGGAACAATAACAATACTGCGACCATAAGCTTCACACATATAGCTTAGTGCCGCAGTAATCAATGTTTTACCAGCACCTGTTGCAATTTCTTGCAAACACTGCGGTGTCTTTAAAAACTTATTGATAACTTCAACTTGATAATCTCTGAGTACAACTGGCTCGCCTGCAGCCGGATGCTTGTCGGGCCATTGTCTATCACTGAACAGTTGTTCTGTTACAGTGTCCCATTTGAGATCATGTGGTTGTCTATGATCCTCTATCTCAATACCGTAGCCTTCTTCATCTAGTATGGGAAGTATAGTGGGCAAGCAGTTTACAAAGGTGCTACCACCCATAGTAAAGTAACCCACACAGCCATCCCAACGTCCAAGTTTATATGCTGGTACATGATATGCATGCGGCAAAAAGAACTTTAGTTTCTTTTCTAGCTTGCGTCGAGTAGTCAATCCAAGTCCTTCGAACTTGCAATTAACCTCGTCTTTGAGGATAAGTTTTGTTTTCATGTTTTAATAATACGCTCTAGTTTAGAGTTTGTCAACAGCTAGATTTTGCTTGCAAGTCATTACAACGATTTTCCATCACTTGCATTTGCATTTTTAATTTACTAACTTCTTCTTTTAATTGTTTGATAATTTCATCACGAGCTCTAAGTTCCTCTAGCCCTCGGTAACCATATTCGGTATAAGTATCTTTGACCATTTTGTTCCACCAACCCATTCGATTTTCCTGTACTACTACTTATAAAATAAGGGGACTAGTAAGACTTCTTACTAGCCCCCCGGGACCTAACTGGTGTGAGTGAGAGTGACGCAGACAGAGGAGTACACCAGTTAGTATTGGTAGCCATTGCTATTGCAACTGTCTGGCTACCAAATTCTTTTATATCCTTTTCATACAAGTGGACTCTGCATAACTCTTCCACTTGTTGGCATTCATTTTACGAAGATCAGCAATCTTCAACACCATACGCAAGCTCATTTCACGCAAGCGATTCTTATTGGTGTAGATATAATCCATCAGATCAGCTTCTTCTTGCTCACCGAAGTTATACTTACTAAGCATGCCTTCTCCGATTACTTGCTTACAACGCAAGAACTTGTCACGCATTGTGTCTAGTGTCAAGTCTAAGTAGTGACAACGACTCATAATAGCATCTAAGTGATCTTTTAGTTTACCACGTGTTCGTTCAAACTTTACATTGGTAATAAAAATGATCGAACCTTTAAACTCAAAGTTGTCTGGTACACCATTGTTAGCAAGCGCACGACTTTCACTACGCCAGCTTAGTGTTCGCTTTGGGCTACTATCCAATGCCGCTTTAAGCAAGTTCAAGCTGAGTTCATCATACAGCACACTATCACAATCATCTAATACTAGTACACTACCGTCTCCACTGTAATCATACAGCAATTGATAAAGACCAATTGGAGTAGCGGCACCTTTTTCAACACCAAACTTACGGTTGCTGTTTTGAGACATTTTTAACATAATGCCTGCATCTTTGAGCACCTTCTCAACTCCAAAACTTTTACCAACACCCGGAGGTCCAGTAACTACCATGCCACGCACAACCCCATCGCATGACGCATATGTCATGTCTTCTAGGATTTGAAATCGCTCCCGTAACCGTTCAATGACTTGATCATCTGTTTCAGCTTGGGCGGCTTGGGCTGACACAACATTCTCTCCGTCTTCGAGGTAGTCGAATTCACTTTGGTCGACTACTTTGATCCGAATGGATCGGTCCGGGAAACCAGGCACTGCACTACCATCAACTGTAACGAAGCTACCTGTTTTACCTTGTTTAAATTCTTTAATTAATGGAAACACTACGTCCTTCACATTAATGTTACGGTATGTACCGTTTGCGATACGCACTTGCTTTTCTGTTGTCTGCATTGGTTCTCACTCCTTTTTAACAACTTATATAAACATATTAACATCTATGTATCTAATGTCAACCTTTTATTTCATTTATTTTTACATAATTAAACACAGTTTCTTTGCAGTTACTGAATTTACTAATGTCATGTGTTTTTACTTTACCAGTAAGCATAACATCTTTGCCTTCTAAAATACCAGCAATATCAGGTTCACGATTAAAGAAGAATTTACAGATGTTGCCTTTGGTATCCAAACAGGTCACCAAATGAATCGAATATTTTGCAATAAACTTTACGTCTTTGATGTTTGCTGTAAACATAAGACGTTCGCCAGCAGTACCAATAAATTCACTAGTTTTACGATATTGATCAAAGAAGTCGTCTAATCCTTGACGCTTGCTTAACACACGAAAACTATTTGGCAAACTTGCTAGAATTGCAACGCCAAATCCATCAACTGCTTCATTACTGAGGCAACGCAATACATTACCTTCAAAGTCATTTATATTGCCCATCATCTTTTTGGCAATCAGTTCATGTTTAAATTCGTCTACAATCTTATCTGCTTGTTCAACATAGTCTTCTGTAATTGTGAATTCTTCAGCGCCTTCTATACTCTGCATAAAGTTGAGAATACAAGTCTTGTTATCGTAAATACGCTTTTCATTTTCTCTGTCGTAATATCCAAACCCACTTTTGATAAAGCCTTGTTTGGCATCAACTGCAATAGCAAGTTCAAGTACTTGACGAGTATTGTACTGTTGTTTTTGACGAGCCATCTTCTTATCCTCTGTTCTGTTTTACTAGTTTATAATAACATCAAGATATCTTATGTCAACCTAATATAAACAATAATAATAAAAAACCTGCAATAAATGTGAAAATAATTCTGCATATAAAACCCAGTATATTGCCTAGCAATCTAAAAATACTAAATTTTTTACGGGGAGGATTAGTGTAATAGATATCATTTATCAGATCATCTTCAGCCTGTTGTATTGTGATATCGTCTTTCATAGTGTCCTCAATATAAGTGGCGGAGGATGTGGGAGTCGAACCCACTCAACGCTGTTAGCGTTGTACGGATTAGCAATCCGCTGCATTACCGTCCTGCCCATCCTCCTTACTTATAGTGTACACTATTTACTGAATAAGTCAAGTTGTTTTGTGTAATTTTTAACAGTTTCTACAGTCATTACTCGTGTGATCCAATTCTCTGCGGCATCAGTGACATAGTGACGACTTTTGTCAGGATATTCAATTCTACCTACAATTTTATTGTCTTCAAAAAAACTACACATCAAGTATTCGTCATCCACAAAACTAATGATTGCTTCTCGATTGTCTTTTTGAAATTTATTGTAATAGTCCATTAATGTTTCCTTTTGTATCTTACTTGGCTGGAACGATAGGACTCGAACCTATACTCTGCGCTACCAAAAAGCGATGCATTACCATTATGCTACGTTCCATTATGGTGCCCTGGGAGAGACTCGAACTCTCACGCCGTAAAGCACAGGTACCTAAAACCTGCGTGTCTACCATTTCACCACCAGGGCTAAGTGGTGCTCCCACACGGACTTGAACCGCGGACCTATTGATTACAAATCAATTGCTCTACCAACTGAGCTATAGGAGCGTTTTTATTATGAGAAATGTTTGCTTAACATTTCAATACGATCAGTTGCA